TTAGTGGTAATGCTGTTGAAAGACTAAGTATTATCTCTTTAGGTATTATGCCATATATTACAGCTTCAATTATTATGGAGTTATTAGCAGCTACTTTCCCTTCTTTAGGTAAGATGAAAAAAAGAGAAAGACGGTATGACTAAATATATGCAAATCATTAGATATGCAACTATTGTTGAACCAACAGATCATAAGTATAAAGCTTATCAAGGTAATATTGAACCAACTAACACTCTTACTGAATATGGTAAGTTTACAGGAATGAAGGGAAATGTAGAATCACTAGATGATTCAAGAAGAGATGTAGGAATAGATTAATATCTAAACATATAATACAATAGTTTATCATATGATAAAAATATGACAAAGAAATTAACAAAGGAAAATAAATGAGTAGAATAGCATTAAAGAACGAAGATTGTTTAGTAGCAATGGATAGAATGATTGAGGAGGGTATTAAGGTAGATGCAATTATAACAGACCCTCCTTACGGAACTACTGCTTGTAAGTGGGATTCAGTAATTGACTTTGAAGAAATGTGGTTAAGACTAAACAGACTTATCAAGCCTAATGGTGCAATAGTTTTATTTGGAAGTGAGCCTTTTAGTAGTGCTTTAAGAATGAGTAATATTAAGAACTATAAGTATGATTGGGTGTGGGACAAGAAGAAAGGTGGAAATCCGTTGCTGTCAAAAATACAACCAATCAAGATTTTTGAAAACATTCTTATCTTTGAAAAATCAGGCAAGAAAGTAAAATATTATCCAATAATGGAAAAAAGGGATAAAGTAAAATATAGAGGCAAGAATAAAGGAACGATTTCAGACTCAACAGGAAACTCTTTTACTGAAAATAAAGCATATACTCATAAATATCCTAAAGCAATACTAGAGGTAAGTAATGCTTCACAAAAAGGAAAAGTTCACCCAACACAAAAACCAGTAGCACTTATGGAGTATCTGATAAAGACCTACACAAATGAAAATGAGTTAGTCTTAGATTTTACTATGGGTAGTGGAACAACAGGTGTAGCTTGTAAGAATTTAAATAGAGATTTTATTGGTATAGAACTAGATGAAGATTATTTCAAGATAGCTAAGGAGAGAATAAATGAACAAGTATGATAGAACTATCCAAGGGAAAGACAACAACACTAGCATAGTAGATGTCTATAGTGTACTAAAAGCTTTTGATGTAAAATGTCCTGCACTACAGCAGGAGATTAAAAGAATCTGAAAGTTTTAAACACATAATACTCTAAATAGAGTCTATTAAATGCAAGAACAATGCAGTAGTTTGTCAGATGATAAATGAGCTTAATTAGAAAGGAACGGCCTTATGGAATATTATTTTTTGTACTATTCGTGGAATAAGTACAGGTATGTTGCAACCATATAGGTTCTCTTTAGGGTATTAATTAAAAAAAAGGATAAGTGATGATAACTATAGATGATTTAATTAGAGCCAAAGAATCGTTAGACAAACAAAAACCAAAAAAACTTTATTTGGTGTATACGCAGAAGACAGCAGAATATATGGCCAAGGTAGGACTAGCAGTAAAAGATGAGAATGGTACTTACTGGGCATATGGTACAGAAATTAAAATAATAAAAGAGATATAAGTGCATAACAATTTAAAACCAAAGGATAAACAATGACATTAGATTTTGAAGAGTATTGTGCAAAATACGGATTAGATGAATTAGATGAATTTCTAATTGATAATGATCTAACAAATGATGAACAAGATGAATGGCTCAATGAAGCTTATGAATGCTATGTAAGTGAATATCAATGTAGAGCTTATGATAATTATCGCGACGAACAATTAATGGAAGGATAAATAATGAATAAATCAATAGAGTTGGGTAAAAGCCAAATAGAAAGTTTGATGAATGGAAGCACATCCCTTATAGTACCTATAGATATAAATAAATTTATTGACTTAGAAATAAGAGAAGATATGATTAGTTATGAAACTAAAACGCCTGATGACGAGCATATAAGTGGTTATTTTACCAATGAATACATACTAGAGTTTATTAAATACGCTTCTTCATTACAAGCTGGAGATAAAGACGTGTTTGTTAAGGAAGAGTTTGACCAAAAAGAAATGATGCCATACCCTGCTTATAAAGCAGATTTTGAGCCTACTGGAACAATATTAGATGACATACCTTGGCGACCAGCTTCACAAATAACAAAAGAACAAAGTCGTTTTAGTATAGATATTGAAGATGCTAGAGTTGTTAGGGTTCAGGACATTGAGTATTATGATGGTTTTGGTATATCGTGTCCTTGTTTATCTGAGTTTCTTATATGGTTCAATAAGTTAATGGAAGAATACAATGAGGGCGTGAAGTATGAAGATAGTCCTTATGTATTTCTATATGATGTAAAAGTTACAACAAAAGAGTTTTACAAAGAAACAAAGGATAAATAATGAAGAAATTAAAATTAGAAGAAACAATAGTTAATATGGTTCTTAATCCTAACAAGAAATTTAGGTTAGAACATTGGAGTTTAAATAGTGATACCTTTGATGATGAGTATATCTATTGGTGTGATAAGTATAAGAGATTTAGAGGCAATGGTAATATTGATGAAGATATAAATGATTACTGTACAGAAAGAGATGGTTGGGTTGAATATATTAGTCCTAATAAATGACATAAGAAATGTATGGAGAATAAGATGATACAAATAAAAAATAGATTTTCCTTGGAAGTAATTTTTGAAAGTAAAAAAGATACAGTCAAAGAAGCAGTAATAGAAGCAGTTAGTAGTTGTGCCAACTTAAGAGGTGCTGACTTACGTGATGCTGAGCTTAGAGGTATTGACTTACGTGGTGCTAATTTAAGAGGTATTGATCTAAGAAGTGCTGACCTAAGAGGTGCTAATTTATGTGGTGCTAATCTATATGGTGCTAATCTAAGAGATATTGACTTGCGTGACGCTGATCTAAGAAGTGCTGAGCTAAGTAGTGCTAATCTATATGATGCCAACTTGAGAGGTATTGATCTAAGATGTGCTGACCTATATTGTGCTGATATAAGAGGTGCTAGCTTAAGAGGTGCTGACTTACGTGATGCTGAGCTATTGATCTTAGCAAGGAGGATAAATAATGAAACTAGTAATTAGAAAGAAAGATAATTATAATTTTATCTTAGCAGATAAATTAGATGAACCAAAGATATATACTATGGCTGGTAAAGATATTATTAGTAATTATGAGAATAAAGATTTATTTTATGGAAGACTAGGATCTGCTCTCAGAGGTCTTTTTAAACACAGTAAGGTTAAGATACCTTTTATTCCAGAAGAGCTTGATTTGGTTAAACCCTCAGGTCAAGAATCACTATATGATGATTGGATTAATTTAGAAATTAAAGAAGTTATAGAAAGGTTAAGTGATGGATAATAAAATTGTATTAGAATTTAATTTTAACAACTTACATTTAGAGGTTGAAAGATTAATTAAGTTAGATAGAAAGTTAGCTGAACAAATGTCTTATGAGTTACTGGCTCAATTAGCTATTGCTGAAAGAGAAGAGCTAGAAGATACGAATATGTTTAGAACCATGGTTGAATTATTTAAACCAACAAGTATAAGGGAAGTAAAGTGATAAAAGAAACTATATTAGGAGCCACAAAGTATGTTGGTTCAGGAATAGAAAAAAGCTTAAGTGCTAGTTCTGTAGGTAATGAAGTATGTCAGAACTGGTTAAAGCAAGAGCATGGAACTATTGATGAGACTGAGATAGGTCAAAATACACTTGGATCTATTTTCCATTTAGGTATGGAGAAGATGTTTGAAGGTAGTGCATTTGACACTGAGTTTGCTATGCACAAGAAATTAGGTGATTATTCTATTACAGGTACAGCTGATTTAATTGATACTAGAAGTAATTGTATTTATGACTATAAACTTACTAAGAACTATACATATAAGATGTGGTCAAAGGAGCCATTGACAAATGGATATACTGTACAAATGAATGTATTGAAGTGGTTAGCTGAAAGAACTTATCCAGAAAAGAAGTTTGATATGAAGTTAGTATGGTTCTTAAAAGATGCAGTTGCAACTAAAGATGAACCAAACATGATCATTAGCGAAGTGCCTGCTATAGATATAGAGCCAATTATACAGGCTGCAGTAGATGAGCTAAAGGGTGTGCTTGATGTACCTCCTAAGTGTAAAGATTTATGGATGAGAAAAGTTAAGGGTGTTAATGTACCTATGAAGTGTAAGTACTATTGTTCTTACAACAAGGTATGTCCTCATTATGATGAGCCAGTGAAACTCCCAACTACTTGGTAAAACTAAACTCTTGGCTCGAAGCGACAGCGAGAGAGTCAAGCAAGATATAGATATTAAATCAAAGGAAATAAAAAATGTTTGAGTTATTGAGTTGGATCAAGAACAGAAAAGAAATAAATGAGTATATTTTAGAGCAAGACAAGACTATAAATAACTTAAAGTATGAACTACAGGAATTAAATGGAGCCAGCAGAATCCTTGACTTATTTCCTAATATAAGAGGTCATAGATACGATGATATATTGGTTCCTAATTGGGTTCAATACGACGATATGAACAAGCTAGGCATAGACTTAGTTAATTATTTAACTCAAGAAGTTTACCCTACGAAAATACATAAAAAATAAAGGAAATAAAAATGAAATATATATTAACTAAAGAAGAGTTAGAAGAGAAAAGTATTAAAGATTATGACAGAGGATGGATTGCTTCATGGCATCAATCTGATAAGGAGATGGCTCTTGTTAAAGAAAAACTTAGAGCCACAGAAAATGAGTTAGAATTAATTAAGAAGAAAGTTAATGAATTATTAAATATTAATATTTAGTTGTTAGTTTCTATATTAAATCTTAAGTCAATCTAATCTTCCGCTTACGCTACAGATTAGGGAATAGTTTGATAGGTTTTTTAAAAGTTTGCTCTCTATATATAGAGGACGACATTTTACAATGTAGGTCAAGGCATCATTGGCTCGAGTGTTGTGGTGGTTTTAAGGAGTGTTGTGATAAGATACGGTAGTTGTTCTGACAGAACACTATAACAAGGAGGGGTCATAGTGCTAAAAAAGTCTAGTAGAAGTATAACAATTCCAACCTTAAATTCAAGTACTGGAGAGGTTCAAAACAGAACTTTTACAGAAGATATTCAATTTAAGCAAGGAAAAAAACAAGGATGGACCACGATGTATAAGATAAATTATGATGAAGTGATGATGACACTGAAGTCAGACTTAGAAAAGAAAATCTTTTTTTTAATTAGAGATTCTTACACTAAGAGTCAGACAGAAGTCTCATTTAACAAGACAAAAATAGCTAAGAAATTTAAATCTACAAGACCAACTGTAAGCAGATTGTTTTCAAAGCTAGAAAAAATAGATTTTTTAAAAAAGACAGATGATGGTTCTTATAGAATGAATCCCTATTGTTACATTCCCTGCAAAGCAGACGGATTAATACTACAAGAAGAATGGACTGCTTTGTAATTTTAAAAAGGAAAGGAATTTAGAAATATGTTTGAAAAAGTATATGGATTTCATTTAAATACAAGAGTTTTTCAGGAAGAATGTTTATATATACTTGATAGAGATCATTACATTATAGACACAATTACTACTGGTTCATGTGATAAGTGCATTAAGGCTTACTTTCAACTAAGAGATAATGCAATGAAAGAGCTTGGTCAAGAAGAGTGGATTAGAAGACAAGGTATCTTGAGTGATTTAAGATTGAGTGGTAAAATTAATATGGAGATGTTTAGACGATGAACATAGAACAACAGTTAGATCTATTAGAGAAACAAGGAATGTATTATACAGACAGAAGATTATATGAATCTGCACTGTATTATTATGGTTCAATTATTTTAAATAGCTACAACTACAGAAAGAAAAGTGGAAAGAATATTAAATATTTTGGTGTAGTATTTAGTTCATCTGGTTCTGGAAAAGATTTTAGTTTAGATACCTGTAGGAGTTTATTTAATTTTGAATCTTATATAAGCAGAATGAACTATTGTACTACTGTAAATAATGAGATGATGGATAAGCCAGAAGATGTTGCTAAGATGTTAACTGGATTACCTAGCTCAGTTGAAGTAGCACTAGAAGGAACAAAGGAAGGTTTATTTACTATAGCTAATTCACAAGCTAACAGTGGATATGGTTCTTTAAATCTAATTAGTAGAGAAATTGGAGACATCATTGCTGGCTCTACTGAGCTAATATCTAAGCTAAAAGAATTATATGATGGTCACTATAAGGCTAAAGTAATTAAAGGCAATTCTGACTCAAGCAGAGAAACAGATATAGACAATATTGTTTGTAATATGTTTGCTGCTGGATCACAAGCTGGATTTAATGCTGAAGGTAAAGCTGAATTGCAAAAGATGGTATCGTCTGGTATGTATCGTAGAAGTTATATTATAGATATGAAACCTAATGATATTGTTGAGAATGAAGAAGATATTTCTTTAGAGCCAGTAAAGAAATGGTATCAAGACTTACAGGCAGAAGAAGATGCTATGTTTAAACATAAGTTTGACATTGGTGGTCATACATTATTTGATCTTGAAATGACAATCGAACATGATGCTGAGGTAAGATTAAAAGAAATAGGTTCTGAACTAATTGCTAAAGCAAATGAAGATAAGTATAGTGAGCTTATTAGAGCTGAGATAGGGTCAAAAACGATGATTGAAGACCTTAGCTATATCATTGCCTTCCTAGAAAGAAAAAACGTTTCTGTGGAGTGTGTTAATAAAGCATATATGTTCTATCAATTTACTAGAAAAACTGTAACAGATATTTTTAAAACAGTTCAACCTTATCATACAGCATATGATTTACTTAAGAGAGGAAAAGGATTGTCTAAATCAGAAATGATTGAGCTAGATGATAATATTCCAAACGGTGTAAATAAGTTTAATGATATGGTTCCAATGTTACAAGAGCTGTGCTATAGAAAGAATGAATTATTAGTTCTACCAGCTGAACGAGTTATGGTTCCTAGATATAATATAGAGCCACTACCACTAACTACACTAGACTCTATGATTGTTTCTACTGCATCTGGTAAATCAGAAGGTCAGTATGAGATAGCATACTTTCAAGATAATGTTCCTTTCTTTGGAGCCAATAGAAAGTCTATAGAGTATATGGTTCGTAGTCCTATTGAATCTTTTTTATTGTGTCATTTTAATGATACAGATAAGAGTAAAAAAATAGGTATTGAGATTGATCCAGAAGGTCAACAAGTTTGTGGATATAGAAGTGAAAAATACTTTATATCTGGTGCAAATATGGTAGCTTTTGACATTGATGATGGATTAGAATTGACTAGAGCAAAGTCTTTGCTTGAGAATTATACATATATTATTTATACTACTAGGAGCCATCAGAAAGATAAGAATGGTTTTGTTTGTGATAGATTTAGAATTATTATGCCAACGAAACAAACTTATTATTTAGAACCAAGTCAATATAAAGAGTTCTATATTAATCTTGAGAGTAGACTGGGATTAGATGCTAATGATATACAGACTAGAAATGTTAGTAGGTTATGGTTCACCAATAAGGATGCTGAAGTTTTTGTAAATGAAGGTGAGCTATTAGATACTAGTAGTGCATTGCCAGATACAGAAAAGACAGAAGCTATACTACCTATGCTTGAAACAGTTAATTCTTGGTTGGGCCAAGGAGAAATTGATATTAGACTAGAAGGAATTTATAAGCATTTTATTACTCAAACATCTAAAGGCGGTAGAAATGGTCAGATGTTTAAGCTAGGAAAGATGATTAAAGATTTAGGACTTGATCATAAAGAACATATATGCAGAGTTAATGCTATGTTATATGAACCATTAGGTGATCATGAGTTAGAGTTGCTATACAAAAGTGTAGCTAGATAATTATTGGCAGTCAATAGAGAACCTCTATTCGTAGTCAAGTGAACTATATAAGTTTAAACTTGAGATGTAAGTCCAATATATTTTATAAAGTATAAAGGAGTCATATGGATAACAACATAGTGTTGATTTACGGTAGTTCGGGTTCAGGTAAAAGTTCGTCATTGCGACACTTGGATTTTGATAGCACAGTACTTATCAATATCGAAGGTGAATAACTTGCCTCGCTAAATAGTGATATTTAGATGATTAGGTGTTGAAATCGGTGGACGACTCTAGTAGTTAATACCGAGCTAAGATTAAAAATGGTATACTATGGTCAGTATTGATATAAAGGATAAAAATGAAACATCAAGAAATAACAATTATTGACGATAGAGTGCTATACTCTGTATATGAGAATGGTGAGATTTGGTCAAAAAAGAACATCATGGTTCCTGTAGGAACAAAAGGAAGGAAGTTTAGCGGAAAGTTTACGACCGTTGAGTGTGAAGACATTAGGTTAAAGACGCAAGTAAATAGCAGAGGGTATGAAAGTGTGTCTATCAAAAAGAAGACAAAAATGATACACAGGCTTGTAGCTGAATGTTTTATTGAAAACCCAGAGTCTAAACCTTTTGTTAACCATATAGATGGAAACAAGCTAAACAACAATGCTTCCAACCTTGAATGGTGTACTAATAAGGAAAATATGAAACATGCCTTTAGAGCAGGACTACTAAACAAGAAGAGTCTTCTTAATTTAGTGAATAATTCAGCTTTGTCAATAGAGGATGTTAAATATATAAGAACCAACTATAAAGCTAGAGATAAAGATTTTGGAGGAGCTCAGTTAGCTATTCAATTTGGAGTATCAGCTGCTGCTATATCTGCAGTAGTAAAAAAGAAAACATATACAGATAGTAAATATTTTTAATAAAGTGTAACGACTATCTCCATAAGGAGAGTACTCTCAAGCGAGAGGAAGCGGCACCCATCTCAAGAAGATGAAGATATAGTCTGAACTATATGGCGACATATAGAAGTTCATTAGCGAACTGCAATGTACTAGCGACACATTGTGAACATAATTGAAGATGCTTCCGATTAGAGGAGCCAGCAAGATGCGGCAAGAGGCACCTAAGAATCTAACGGAAGTTAAAGTAGCAATAAAAAAAGCAGTGGATGACGATAGTGTAAAAACTATAATCTTCGATTCACTAACAATGTTCGGAGATAATATATTATATCCAGAACTGGTAAGAGATGTACCTGACAGTAGATCAGGTTGGTTGGACTACAGGGATGCTATATCAGGAATGCTAGAGTATTGTAAGAAATCAGGAAAGAGTTTTATCTTTATTGCTTTAGCATCTGATGTACTAAACGAAAAAGAAGCTGTACTAAAGACTGTACCTGCTATTCAGGGAAGTATGAAGAATAGTTTAAGTAGTCATTTTACTGTGGTTCTTAAGACAAATGTACTTGTTGAAGATGGAGAACTTAGATATGTATTCCAAACAAACAAGACTGCAAAAGATAAAGACAATGAAGCAAAGAGTCCATTCGGATTATTTGATGAACTGTACATTGACAATGATGTAAAGTTAGTATTTGATTCAATAGATGAATATAGGTAAAGTTGTGGTATAATTTCTTCATAAGTCCAGTAATATGGCAGAGACTAACAGTTGCTTGAAATTATAGCAACGAACTCTTATCTACGATAGGGGAAATTATGAACAATCACAAAGAACTAGAAAGATTATTTTATTACAAAGACGGAAATCTTTACAACAGAATCCAAAGAGGTTCAGCTGGAAAAGATGTTATTGCTGGAAACTTAGCTAATAATGGATATTTTTGTATTAAAGTAAATGGAAAGAGCTATAAAGCTCATAGGTTAATATACAAATTTCATAATCCAGAATGGAATTTATTCGATAGTGGAAAATCAAATCAGATAGACCACTTAAATAGAATAAGAGGTGACAATAGAATTGAAAACCTAAGAGTAGTGACTGCTCAAGAAAACAGTCATAATAATGGAGCAAAAGGATATTATTGGAATAAAGCTACTGAATTGTGGCAAGCTTCAATAAGAGTAAATGGTAAAGCATCACATTTGGGTTTCTTTAAAAAAGAAGGAGATGCTAGAAAAGCATATCTTGAAAAGAAAGCTAAAGTAATTGAAGCAATTAACGAATATAAATAAAAAAAAAGACAAGGAATTAATATGAGCAACTGGGGATTAGACACAGAATTATTAGAGAAAACAAAAAGAGATAGCGTAGCAGTAGTAGGTGGTGGATTTAAGCCATTAGATAGTGGTTCTTATAAAGTAGCTATTGATAAAATGTACATTAATAAAACAGATTCTGGAGCACAGATGATGAACTTAACATTTAAAATTAAAGATTCTGAGAAATTAATTTTTGCTAAGTACTGTACTAGATCAGGTGACGAAAAAGGAAATAAAGCTACATTTACAATATTAGCTTCACATCCAGAGTTCTTAAAGAAACAGTATGCAGTTGGTTCTGAATGTCCACTACCAGACTATAAGTTTATCACACAGTTATTTGCTGCTACTAAGTCTGAGATGATTGACAATGCACCAGAGGAAGGTATGATTAAAATTGGAGACAATACTGTATCTGCTAAAATCTTTAAGACAATGATTGGTAAAGAGTTAACTGTATGTGGTCAAGTTCAAGAATCTGAATACAATGGTGAAGTTAGTGAGAAGTTTGTTCCAGTAGTTTACTTAGATACTGATGGGTTAAATGCTAATGGTGATGAGATGGTTGAAAAGTTCAATAAGAAGATTGAGAAAGAACCAGTAAAAAGACTAAAACAAAAAACTGTTATAGCTAAAGCTCAATCGTATGAGGACGCTCCTTTTTAATGGAGTGGTTCTTTGAAGGTAATCCTGCACCGCAGGAGCTACCTTTTGCTTATGGATTTACTTACAAGATAATCTTTAAAGATAGTGATGGTAAGAACTGGAGCTATTACGGAAAGAAGTCTTTCTATAGAGCCAAGACACAACCTCCACTGCAAGGCTATAAGAGAAAAAGAAGATCTATGGTTGAATCTGATTGGAGAACATACAATGGTTCTTCTTCTTTAAGTAAGGGCATGGAAGTTGTTAGTAAAGAGATATTGTCTCTAGCTAATAGCATGAACCACTTGTCATACTTAGAAACTAAATTATTATTTGAGCACGATGTACTATACAATGAAGATAATTTAAATGCTAATATTGGTGGAAAGTATTATGACAATGTAGACAGAAGAGCTGGTAAGTGGCTCAAAGTTTTTGAAGGACAATGCTAATGGAAAATATAGAATCTATAGAAAGACTAGACAATGCTACATCTGATCTAACTAAGGTAGCTAATGCTATAACTGAAAAGATGAAAGAGAAAGCAAGTAATGATGTTCAATCTTATAATGTTGGTGAAAGTAATTATGCTGAGAAGAATATACAACCATGGGATATATGGTCTGAGTATAAGTTAGATCCATGGAGAGCTGATATTGTTAAGAGGGTTCTTAGAACAAAAGAAGGTCAAGGTAAACTAGACTTAGAAAAGATTATACATATATGTAGATACTTGTTAGAAAAGGAATACAATGAAAGCAGTAATTAAAGGACTACATCCAAGAGAAGATGGCAATGAATATGTTGTTATCTTTGAAGATGGAAGAGAAATTAAGTGTGCAACAATAGATGATGCAATGAAGATAAAGGAAGCAGGATGATTAGTTATTGGCAAAAAGGATTAGCTAAGTGGAGAAGTGATAGAAACATTACTGAACCATCTGGTAATATTGTTATGATGATACATGAAGAAGTAACTGAATTACATGAAGCTGAGATTAATAAAGATGAACATGAGATAATAGATGCTTTAGCAGATATTATTGTACTGTCTGTTAATGAATTAGAACTGATGGGTTATGATGTTGATGGTGTTATGAATGAAGTAGTTAAAGAAATTAGTTCAAGAAATCAATGTCCTAAACAGAAAGAAGATTGGGATAAGAATGGAGCTAATGGTAAGTGGCAAAAGCAAAAAGATCAAGTAGATACTTATAAGGCTAACTACAATGTCTAAAAAGAAAGACTATGTCAGAAAGATAGTAAAGAATGATTCTGGACAATATCTAGTTATGATAAAGGAGGGTTTAGTAGAGGGGTGGTATATAGAAAAGGTCTTTTATACTGAAAGTAATGCTAAGGCTTACCTTAGAAGTAAATAGATAGAGGAGTAGGTTACCCTACTCTTCATTTGTGTTTATAGAACTCATAGCCAATCCAAAAGATCTCATAAGAGTTGCTCTCAACCTTCTGTCTTCTACTTTATTTATTCTTGCTATTAATTTAGCTCTTCCTCCACTCTTTGTTATCTTGCTAATAATATTCTTTGTAGCATACATAGATGTTCTTGCTGCTAAGTAAGGTGATAACTTAACAGTAGCTCCAGCAGCAGCTAGTGCCAATACATCATCAGTCACACTTAACTCATGACCCTTAGCTCCCTTAATTGCCAATTCTATTTCATTTAAGGAGTTCATTTGAATATCTAACTTCTTAGCTTCTGATTTCCCTAGTAGTTTTACTAATCCTTTTTTATCCATAGTCGCATAATTAGATAATACTTTCCTTACTCTTTCTGGAGAGTTAATTGCATCTTCAGCTAGGTCTTTAATTAGAATATCTTGTACTATTTGTTGTTTCTGACTAGGTTTCATTTTCTTAGCAGCAGCTCCTATCTGATTTAAGTTAATCTTTCTATCTACTAACATTTCTCCTGCTTCTTCAGTATATTTCTTTTCTAATACTTTAGATACAGTAGCTCCAGCAGTAGCTTCTTCTCCTTCTTTGATAACCCCAGTATATTCAGTATTGAAGTCTTTAGATAGCTTTCTGGCTTTCTTATATATTCCAACTCCTCCTAAAGCATCCTGTTTGTCCTGAACAGACTTAATAGCTTCTCCATATATCTTTTTGTCTGAACCTATAGCTGCTCTTTGGTTAGCCTTTAAAGAAGACAAAGTATCTTCTAGGTCAGCTACAGTCTTGTTGTACTTAGGACTCAAGAAGGCTTTAATATTCTTAACAGTCTTTACTTCATCTTTTCCTCTTGGTCTATATTCAAACTTAACAGGAGTATCAACTTCAATGCTAGAAGCTACTTCCTTTGCTTCACTGTATGCATTAGTTACTTTCTGCTTGGCTACTTTTGCTTGAGCCTTAAGTCTTCTAACAACATCTGCACTCACTTCAGTAGAAGATTTTTTCCCACTGAATACACTACTTAGAATATTATCCCTAGCTTCAGTATCCATCTTAGTTATTCCCTGTTCATCCAAGTGGTCTAATATGCTATTGATTTTCTTTTGGTCATCAATATCTAGCTTTGATATACTTTTCTTAAATGCAGTATCTATTTCATCAATAGGAACATTAGGGAAAAGTCTATTTATAATAGCTCCAGAAACTCCAGCTGTAACACCAGCAATAGCTCCAGTCTTTCCTGCTTCTTTATAGTCTTTACCTTTTCCTAGCTCAGATAAAGAAGCCATAATAAATTCTCCACCAGCAATAGTACTAATTGCTTTTAGTCTTGCCACTGGTAAGATGTTGGCTAATACTTCTCCTACAAGAGCAGAACCCTCTAGTTTTTTATCTTTTATGGCTTTCTCATTTTCGGCAATCCAAGTATCGAACTGAGAGTATTCTTCGTCTGATAAAGAAGATGCAATATCTTGCCCTACCTTACCTAGACCTAGAAGCATTCTTCCTGCTCCTCTACCCATTCCTTCTCCAGCTTCTAAGGTTCTATCTATAGGAGAAGGAGCTTCCTTCATTTCTTTAAGAGTTTTTTTATTTCTCTCTCTTTCTATTTCATCCTTTACTGCTTTATCTTTTTTTGCTTGATAGTCTTCTTTTGCTTTAATAATAGCAATATCATAATACTCAGTATTGTCTGGATGTTGAGTTCTAAGTTTCTCAATCCTTGCAATAGAAGCATCAAGATGTGTTTGAGCATCTACTGTTTGTTCTTCAATAATGTCAGCTTTAGTCTCAGTAGCTTCAATAGTCTCAGCTTCTTCAGACCATAGGTCATCTTCGTTAACCTCTGTAGCTCCTTCAGGAACAGACATCCAAGTTCCGTCCTTCATTCTGATTTCGCTAGTTCCTTCTGGTATATTTATAAATCCCATATTGCTTATCCTTATTTCTTTGTCTATCTAAAGCTACTAGAGTAGCTCTTTTGTTTCTTATATTTTAATGAATTGTTATATTCATGAGGAAGAGTATCTCTAGTCTTCTTAGCTTTTTTTATATGATACCCCTTCATTGTGTCTGTCATTGCTTTTAGAGTAGCCTTAGCTGTTGTTTCGTCTGACCAATTACCTCCATAAAACATTTTCATATATTCAGCTCTCTCCGTGTCTGATACAGTTGCTCCAGAGATAGCTTTTACAAACATTGCTTTAATAAAGCCAACCCTAGTGTTAACATCAATAGTTCCTATGATATCTTTATCTTCATCTGTTAGTCCAGTAAGAGCTTTAGCACCATGTATTACATTGTCTATAAGTCCTCTTTTATATGTTTTGCTATCTATCTTCTCTTTAACAAGAGTGTTGATGTCGTCAAGAGATTCAATAGTAACAGCTTCAGCTCTTAGCTCATCTCTTGTCTTTGTTAGACTTGCTTCATCTTTAGTTGATACATTTCTCAAGATTTTTCTTTGAGTTGCTTTTAGTTTGTTAACTTTGTTTTTATCAGTTCCAGCAATTAAATTAATTCCTTCAGTGATAGCAGCTTCTGCTTGATCTGTGTCCATATCTTCTTTTACTGCACCTTTACCAGCAGTAGACCTAGTGGCTGTCTTCTCAATAAAGTCTGCTCTTTTCTTTTTAAATTCTTTAGGGTTTGATTCCTTTAGTCTAGCATATTCAGTGTCAAACCATCTTGTAGCTTTTTCTTCTGTTCCAAGAACAATGCTGTCTTTAATGTCTTTTGTAGCAAATACATCTTCCATACTTTGGAACTCCATTCCTGTCTCAGAATATTCAACAGGAGATGTAACATCTTCTTTACCAGTAGCATCATCTATACTAAATATTTCTCCACCAGTCTTTTGAAATACTTTACCATCTTTTATTGTAAGATTAGGATTATCTTTTACTTGAGCTAACTGATCATCATTTGTCCACTTACCATCAATTTCAGTATAGTTTGAATAGTCAGCAGTAGTTAGAGCTTCTGGAATCTTATAACCAAGCTTTGCAGCATTAGAACCAATCTGACTAACCATATCTCTCTTACGCTTTTGAAGTTGATTAACTTGATTCTTTCTTTCTTCTAGTGATAACTTAGAATCAGATCCTTTAATCTTAGCAATATCATCTTCTATATTCTGGAAAGCTTTAGCAGTATCAGTTCCCCACTTCACTTCCTTTGCATCATTGTCTTTCTTTTGTTGGTTTGTAGCCTTTGTATTGGCTGCTACTGTCTTGGCTCTAGCTTGTTCATTTTTATTGAATTCTTCTAGTCCTTTACCTAGTCCAGTATATAGACCACTCATAAATGCTAAACTCATATTACTCTCCTATTTCACTGTATAGACCAGCATAGTCAACTTTATAATATCCATTCTCATCAGTAATAACAAACTCAGGATATATACCCATTAGTTCTTGAGCTAATACTCCATACTCTTCTTCTCCATCAACACCATACTCTTCAGCTACACTGTTCCATTTCCATGTATAGAAGTTAACTCCCTTAACTGTATCAACTAAAACAATATCATTCTTATATCTAATGTCAGACTTCAGGAATCCACCAAGTAGAGTAGATCCTCCACCAGTACCTAGACCTGCTATACCCATAGCCATACTTCCTAATCCTGCTCCAGCTTGTTGTTGCATCTTTTGTTGGTTCATTGCCCATGCATCATTCATCTGTCCCATTTGAGCTGCTGATTGTCCTGCAATCTGAGCACCTTGGCCATAACTAGAAGCTGCTTGACTTAAATAGTTTTGAGAACCAACATATGTACCTTGTCCTGCTGCACTTAATACTTGAAGGTTACTAATACCTTGTTGAGTATTTGCTAAATCCATTGAGTAAGCTGTTTGAGATATACCTTGTTGAGCACCATACATTTGTCCTGCAATACCAGCTTGTTGTTGATATACTCCACCAGCAGTACTCATTCCTGATTGATACTCTTGTCCAGATATTCCAAGCTTTTGCATTCTTTGTTGATCAGATAAACCAATAGCAGATAATCTTGCTTGTGTAGTTGCACTAGCTTTAGCTTGAGCCTCAGAACCATAAGCAGATAATAATGCACTAGCTTCAACACCAGTACCAGCTAATCCTCTTCTTGCTAAGTCACCTTCAATACCTTTTCTTGCTTCTGCATATGCTGCACTAATACCAGCTTGTGCTGCTCCAGTTTCTCTTGATAAGATATCTGCTGATGCTGTACCTAGTTCTGCTTTAGTTTGAGCTAATTGATCAGCATACTCAGTACCAATAGATTTAATGCTATCTACATAAGTTTGAGATAATCCAGTTAACTCACCTTCAAATGCATCAAAGTCTTCTTGTTGTTTAGCTACAAAAGTTTCAGTAGCTTTCTGCATCTCTCCAGTTGAACCAACTAACACATCTCTTAATAAAGTATCTGTAGTTAAAGAACCTTCTGCAGGTCTTGTTCCTGTTAAGCTTTCTTGTAGATCAGCCATAGCTGTTTGTGCCTCAGATGAGTCTGCATCTCTAAATACTTCTTCGTAATAAGCTCTATCTTCTAAAGCTAAGCCATGCTGCTCTTCAGCTATTACTTTAAGACTATCAAGCTGTTCTGCTTGACTATCCCATAGTGCCTTCTCTTCTGTTGTTGCTTGTCTTTGTGAGTTACTACTTCCTTTACTCATTCTCTACTCCTTCAAAGCTAATTAGCTTTTCTTTTAAATTAAAATGCTTCTTCATAATAGAAGCAGTACCATTCTCTATTCTACCGTTAGTTATTAATGTCATGTTTTGTTCCTTAGCATAATCACTTGTGTTCTTAAACAAAAGATAAGCTGCTTTACTATTTCTGTATTCTGGTTTAATATATGCTATTTCTGCGTTATACACAGGAGAGGTAAGACCGTTAAACTGATCTACATAAGCCAATGTATACCCAACAATGGTTTTGCCCTTGTAGGCTACTATTATGTTCTTAGAATCATTGATCCAACTACCTACTTCTTTATAGAAGAAATACTTAGGAGATATGACTCTATCTGAGAATACTTCCTTTATAAAGTCGTAATGCATACCAACAACATCTTCATAGTCATCTAATGTAAATCTTCTTATTTCCATTCTTACCTCTTTATACTATCTGTTATTTTATTTAGAACTTTAACTATTTGTTCAGTAGTAGCATTTGTAGGTAACTGAGGAATCTTCTTTAATCTCTCAGCTATCTTCTCAAGGTCTCTTACTGCATCTTTAGTTGCTCTATCTTTGATTAGGTTACTTTTCACATTATGCCTTTAGTTGACTGTAATTATATTTAAGTCCTCGAATCTCACTATCAGTGATTATCTCAAACTGTATATTGCTACCTATGCATCCAGCAGGTAATTTAAATCTATTCTTGTTTGTATATACTTTTTTAGATTCACCATCAACAAATATCTCTATTGAATTAGGAGTACCATCTATTGTTACATCTCTATAGTGTTTATCAACATTTGAACCTTCATCAGATATCTCTCCTGTCTTCCATGTTGCAGTCATAGGATTATCTGTTCCTTCTAAAGTATTAACCTTAAAGTTAGAGACATCTTCAATAACAACATTAACTACATTTGTAGCGTAATTAATAAACAATGATCTTGAATCTGGAATATCAATAGTAGTTACATTTGAACCATTAGCAAAGTCAATAATAAATAAACCATTAGAATATACACCATAGTATCTATCTTTATAACCGATAGAATAAGTAATTTCAAATCCTAAACCTGATGTCCATTTCTCTTCAGCATTAAAGTCTTCATATGTTAAGTTACCTACAGTAGCAAATGTATTCCAAGCAATAGATTGTTTAGTGATAACATTAATACTAGATCCATCATACATACATATACCATTCTTTGATACCCATAGCATATAACCATCTAAGTTAGTAATAGTATCTTTATGTACACATCCTTGGTTAAATGGAAGCTTAGTAACAGTAACAGTATCTCTACTGTATCCTTCTATTTGGTATACTCCACGAACAGTAAATGCATAAATATTATTACCAAACTTACCTAGTCCAGTACATTCAGAATCTAAAGCAACAAAGTCTAATGATCCCCAGAATTCTGGTCTACCAACCTTACTGAAATAAACATACTTACCTGATGCTCCCCAGAATGTACCTAAGCTTTCAATTAGCATATCTAATGAAGCAGGAGGTGGTGTATTATCAATAGTTGTTAGTTCTATTCGTGTTATATCAATGTCAGCAGTATTATCTCTATAGCAAGACTCTCCTGCACTACAGATAGTCTCTGCTGGACTCAGTCCTGAAGCAATAAGGTTATAAGTAGGATTATCTCCACCTGTCCTATATATGTTCACAGTATGACCAGTTGGTATTATGTTGTCAAATACATTATCAGAATCTACACTAATCTTAATTGACCTTTTAGCTAAAACATTAATAGTAATAGATGTTGGATGATATGTAGGAGCTGATTCAGTACCATTAGAATCTACAGAAGTAAATGCATAATAGTAAGTACCACCCATAGTTAAGTGACCATTGTCATCAGCAGTATCATTCCATTCTGCAATAGTAATATCAGTTATATTCTGTGGAGAAGCAGGAGCTTCAGCAACAATACCTGCATCTGTACCATCATATCTCATAAGACCATAAGTACCATATCCTGCATTAGACCAATATAATCTATTTGCATATTCTACATAGAATCTTTCATCTGTAGCATCTGTATTAGATATGATATTACCGCTAAAGTAATGACAGTATTTACCTGTCTTAGTTGTTTCTTCATAGCATTGAGTTAGTGGTAATAATGTTCCTGTTTCAAGGTTTACATTCTCACATTTAATACCTTCGTTTCTTCCAATTAAATGAGGACTTATCTTTGTAGATAATCCCCCTTCAAATGTTAGTAATTGCTGAATAGACATTTATTATCCCCTCATTATATAACATAGCTCGTAGTGAACTGGCTCTATTGTATGTGTATGGCTTACTGAGGCTGAAGTATCGCCGTGATTATGTGATGCTCCTCCACCAGTATATGATTCTGCGTCTTCAATAGCATTCCATGTACCATTGTTTCCATATGCAGATGAATTATCATAGTAGTCATTGTTTTGATAGTATCCGTGTTTTTGTTCATGCTTATGACTTGGCATTTCATTGATAGTTAATGTATGGTCTCCAGTCGTGTGATTGTGACTTCCATTGCTAGAAGTTGTTTCAGAACCACCAGTTCCCCCACTTAATGTAGAACCTTTTACAAATTTACCAACTAAGTTAGGAGTTCCATTGTTACCATCACACAACAACCACCCAGAAGGAACATTTGTAGAATTACCAGACCACAACATAACCATACCAGAAATAAATAAATCTGGTTTGTCTAATAAGTCATTAAAGCTAATATCTACATCAGATCCACCATTAAAACTTGCACCTGCAATAGTCCTGCTAGTCTCAAGAACTGCTGCAGTATCTGCATTACCTGTAAGATCTCCTGTAATATTACCAACAACATCACCTGTAAGTGTTCCTGTTAATCCCCCAGTAAAGGTCTTATCTCCACTAATAGTCTGAGAGCTTACCCTATCAACAAGGTCATAAGATAAACCTTGACCGTTGTGACTTCCTTCTCCATTTACAAAATCAACTAAGTCATCTATAGTATCACCTATATGATTGTCTGTATCTATGATCTTAGTAGATCCAATTATTTCTTTCCCTGCTGGGATACTCCATGTATATGTAGCCATTGTTATTCCTTTATCTCAATGTGTGGATAATCATATCCTTCATTTATATTGTATGTTAATCCAAGTTCTAAGTCAATGGACATCAGTCTAGCTTCTCTTAGAAATGCTCTGTATACTTCTAGCCATGCTACTCTTACCTTGGGATTATTGTAATTCCAACAGTCCAAAACAGAACCATTATTGTCTATAACATAAGGAAGAATATCAACAGCATATCCTAATTGGTGAGCAGATATATTTATAGTGCCATCTAGCTCAGATAGTCCTTCGCTGTATAGCTCCATCTGTTCTTCCTTATTTCTGAAACCACAGATAATACTAAAGTCAACATCCGATTCACGTAAAGCCCTTTCGCATAACTCCTGCATTATTGGAGTTACATCTTTTAAATTTCTTATGCTTCCTGTTCCAAACTTAAACATTAAATACCACCTTCACCATAAACTATCATAACTTATTTACTAATTCCTATTGTATACATAAAATACATAACTGTAGCAGCTACTGCTGTCATTAATGCTCTCTTTGCTACGGCACTAGGAACACCTTCTATAGTTTCAATCTTACCTTCAAGTTTAGATGTCTTGTCTTTTAAGTAAGCAATCTCTCTCTTAACAGCATCACATTCATGTGACTCACACATAGTATCTTTTATCTCTAGTGCTAACTTGTCTATATTCTTTGTAGTTTGTTCTTGCATTACTACAAGCTTAGTAGTTACTTCTACTAAGTTGTCTACTTTCTGTTCTAGTGCTCCACTCATATTATAGTGCCTTTAATCCTTTACCTTCTAATGAAGCTAATATGTCTTGTACTAATCCAGAAGTTACTTCATTAGTTGAATACCCTTCTAGTTTCTTTAATCCATATACTACAAGTCTTGTAGCAAACCTCTCTGCTACTGCTTTGAATGCAACCTTAGCCACCATAGATAGCAATATCTCTTTTAATAATACGAATGCTATATTAATCATTTGTTACTCCTAATAAATTCTCTTGCTCGTTCTAAATTACCCATTAGTAGTCTCCTTTTTTAAAGTTTTTATTATCTTTTTATTATCGTCTAGTTTCATTTTTATCCTCTCATATTATATAATAAATTTAGTACATACAGTATAATAGGAATTGCAATTGTAAATAATAAGTCTTTCCAATCAAATCCACCATACACTATCTCATCTTTTATTTCTTTACCTACAGCAAATACTACAGCAAGTATTAACCCAACGATAGGCATCCATATAGCACCTAGTCCGTATAATGTTAGACCTACTGCTATATGTAATGCTTTGTCGTGTGGAATCAACTTTGCTACTTCTTGACTATTTAAAAATATCTTCATTAATCTTCCTTATGTTAACTCGTCTATGTCTTCTTTAGCTTTACAGATAGCATACTCTATATCAGCCTTATAGCATTCCATTATGTCCTCAGGTATACCATAAGCATTGATTAGGCTGTTCTCTATGTCAGCTATAGTTCTAGTACCACTAGCGATACTGTACCCAAATGCTTCTACTTCAGCTTTGTACTTATACTTCTTAGATAACCTATACATAATACCGTGCGTACCTAATGTAGTTATAAACTGTCTTACATGACATCTTTCATGTGCTAGTAAACCTTTATCATCTATAAGATGTGGCTCTATTACTATCCACAATCCATAACTTCTACCCCTTACATTAGGAGTAGAAATTTCTTTATAGAATACTGGAAATAGTTTTGTTAGCTTGTTTATCATGTTAAGAACTCTTGAATAGATTTTACAATAGCATTTATTGCATAATAATGTTCTATAGCTGGAACACCATCTGGATGCTCTAAACTCTGTCTTTCTTTATTTTTTACTATTAATTGTTTTGCCATATTACGCTACCTTATATGCTATTGAGAATATAAAAGTTGTACCATTAGATACACCAGTACCTATGTTTAAACCAGTAGAATTTGCACCACTTGACGTTATTTTAATTTCTAACTTATTCGAAGCTGCCCTTCCTATTTCAATATTAGCATAGTTTCCAGTAAATGTTGCATTTCTTAACTCTACTGAGCCTTGATTTTCAAAGCCTGATAAACCTGATGAAAAAGGTAAGTTACCTATTCTTACATTGTCTGCCCATGAGCCTACGTTTGATACATTTACAAAACCATTTAAGAATACCATTTTACCTATTCTTACATAACTACCCGTTCTCTCATTGTAAGCTGTTGAACCAATAGAGCCTGATGAACCTTCAAAAGAAGGAAGGAAAGTACCAGTTTCATAATCCTCTAAAATCACATCAGGGAAAGAAGCTACAGTAGGATAAATAGCATTAAACTTAGATGCCACATTTGACATTTTTTTTACTCCACTAGTAATTTCTAGTCTTGTGCTACCATTTCTTGTAGCTGGAGTAACTATTGAAGTGTTGACATCATTTATTAAATTTACTTTTATCTCTGTATGATTTAAGAATCTATAAGTGTATGTTGAGTCTGTTAAATCTGATTTAAAAATATAATCATAAGTTCCTGAAGTTACTATATTAAATTTATTGCCTGACATTAAAGAAGTATCTTCTGAATAATTAGCAAGTGGGTCAATATCAATTAACGATGTGGCACTTTGATTTACTGTAACACCCTCAATGGTTGAGTTCGAGCATCTTCCTCTAAATATAGAATCTGGAGCAAGACCAGTAGAAGATATACTTCCCCCTAATATGTTAACATTTGATGCTCTATCATACACAAATACTCCACCAATATCACCACAGTTAAGAGCTATAAAGTTAGTTATTTTAATTGACATTAAAGAACCATTTTTTGATGTAACATTTTTCATTCCAAAATATGCAACCATATCACAATTTTCAAATATTAAATCTGTCCCAACAAAATTTAATGGCTCATCTGAACTATCAGTAACCTTATCTCTTTTTAGGTTTAGTCCTGAATGACAGTTTGAAAATTTAGTCCCAGTAATTGAGATGTTAGCACCCCATCCATCATTTGCAATAGGTTTACCACCAGTAAAATCATTAGCACTTTTAAAGTTTACTAAGCCTCCACCAAAGATAGTTACTGTAGCATTACTACTAGTACCAATACCATTCTGACCTATGATATTATTACTATCTATTCTAGGATTATTCCAAATTATATCAGAACCATCTGCTACCTTAAAGATTCCTCCAGTTGCTGTTGGTGTTAATAGCTTAAGATAAGAGCCTGAATCTATCCATGTTACAGTTATTGAAGCTGTACCAGCTATCACAATAGTATCGTCTATGCCATAAAATGATAAAGCATCAGTAAACTGTATTTCTCCACCTTTATTTGATATATAGTCAAATGCTTTCTGTATTAATGGTAACTCATTACTACCATCACCAATAACTCCGAACCATTTTACATTTACAGCCCCATCATATTGTCGTACCCAACCATTAAAGACAGTACCACCATTATTAACACCACTTTGTGCACCATCATAATTAAATACACCACCTCTATTACTATCTTTTACAATAGCTGTAGTATTAATC